GTGTATGAATCTGATTTAATATTTGTTCCAGTTACAGTAGGATCGACTAAAGCAGATGTTGTCCATCCACTTGTTGATTGTAAATTAATATCATAGGTCGAAGCATTACCGGCCTCGCCAGTTATTGGTAGTCTTTCAATATAAAAATCACCCCTTATTGATCTAACGTTACCGTCATTGTCGGTATAAACAATTTCTAAATCTTGTACTTCACCAAAAACATCTTCGTCTAGGAAATGAAATACAGATAAGTTACCGTCATTATCAGAAGTAGTTGCGCCCGATATTACACAAGTAGCCGATCTCATTCTTGGTCTTTTTTCTAACGATCTTCCGCTTTCCGGTGTTGTAGCTCCTATTAATTCCTGTGATGCTTCAAATACTACGTTGGTTCCGCATACTATTTCAAAAGGGGTAGTATCTAAGTATTTAAATACATGAACGTTTTTACCTTGTATGTTTAAGCCGGTATTCATTCTTGAATATATTTAAACTCAAACGTATCATCATAATTCCTGTCACCGTCCGCATCGCTTGTTTCTACGAAAACCCCATTCCATCCACAGTTAGCGAAGTTCATATTCCTAAAAGATGTTAACATGAATTTCTTATTTTCCTGCCCACCATGAATTATTTTCCATCTGTTAACCATACTAGGAATGTCAATTATATCATTCGCCGCTAGTCCTTGAATGTCTGTTTCTATTACTGTTCTTGTTTTTCTGTACTGATTCCACCACCCGTAAACGATATGCTTTGCAAGTTTGCTATCAGTTAGAACAGTCGGATCGTGGTAATAGTTCCATGTTTCAGTTAAGACATAATTAGTGCCGTCGAATTTTTTTAAAGCTCCTTTGAAAATTAGTTCTGGACTATCTCCCAAAAACATCTCATGTTCTATATTCTTCCTAGAATTGGTATCTCCAGTAACTTTATTTTCCTGTGCTGTTATTTTATGGTAAGTACCATTTATATAAGCGAAGTATGTAAATCTTAAATCAGAATAATTTATAGTCTGGTCATCTTCTGCTACTCCCGTTTGATTTATTTGATTTAACCAGATATAAATTTTTCCATCAACGGGTATTTCAGGAGTTTCCTCAATGGTTTGAGTTTGCCACTCCGTTTCTTCTATTAGAGTAAAATCAATGTCTATTCCACCGGCTCCCGTATTAACCGTAAAGCCTGAAGTGTCCCACCATTTCAAAGGCGTTGTTGGGTCTGCTATTGTGGTATTACCAAGAAGCCAATCGGAGCCATCTGTACCTCTCAAGTAAATCCTCATCACATTATAATTGGCTCCAAAATCAGCATTTGATTCTAGTCTCCAATTAACAGAGGCTTCAAATTTCCCCTTTGCTCTTACGTCAATACCTTGCGATTCTGCATAAGTCTGATCCGTACTGGAACCCGCAGAAGATCCTTCTGGAGTTAAATATAAATATCTATCATCCTCATTATCGTTTGCATCGAAATGAACGGCTATTTTCATTTCAATAGAAGTGGAATTATAAGCGCCTGGAACGCCACGCCTAAGAGTCCAACATTCCGGGTCGTAAGTCTTTAAAGGAAGTACATCGTCATCAACAGCCCCCCTAAGAAAAGCCGAATTACAAGGGACCTCCCTCGGCTGTTCAAACTTATAAATATGTGCTATAGACTTCCATCTTCTTTGAAATCTTTTAACTGCATTGTCCTGTGATAATCTATATCCTTCATAAAGCGCATCCTGATCGTGGGTTATTGTTTTGTCTACATCAATATCAACATACCCAAGAAAAAGAGAATCAAATCTAAATTTTGCAAATTTTAAAGTACTTGTTCCTGTTGTTATTCGGTCATACTCGTCCCATCTTATAATATACCAACCATAAGCAGAACCAGTATCAGCAAACGCCATAAAGCAACCGAAAGCATCAAGTATTTTATTTAATACAGTAAGGCAATCGTCTCTTTCGTTAACGTCCGTTTCAAACGTTGTCGCATCGAGCATTATATCCCAAAAGGTATGATTATTAGAAATGAAAATCCAAACCTCTGTAGTCTCGAAAGTAAATGTCGATGTGCTTACTTGTATATCTATTGATGTAGTCCCGTTTATAGTAATACCGATAATTGTGTAGCTTCCATTATTCCCTAATGTCGATCCGGTAATTTCTATTGTATCACCATTAGTTAAAAATCCAAGCTGATCATAAGGAATTCTGAATTTATCAGTAGCGGTTACATTAAAATTAGCCGATAGTTTTCTGAATCTTGATTTCTCATAAAGATTCATTGCTATGTAAGTATCGTATCCTGACGAAATTCTATTTAAGCACAGGTATATGTAATCAATCAATCTAAAGTGACCAACCGGAACATCATCATCAGATTCTCTTAATGGTAAATTTTTTAAAGATCCCAGACCTTCGCTTGCATATAATCTAACAGGATTAGGAGTTGGTTGAAAGGCCTCTGTGTTATCATCAAGAACTAAGCTACCATTGAACGGGATTGTTCCTGGCCCTGAACTAATATTTAGTTGAACCATATAATCATCCTCATCCCCATCTGAAAAAGTGTCTGCATTATTAGCAAGTGTAGTAACCGCACCCGGAATTTCATCAGTTGAAAGAAATCCACAAGTCAATCTTCGGCCTTTTATAACTTTTGTTTTATCATCATCTGCGTCTACTGATTCAAGTATGATAGCATTATCCGAACCTTCAAGAAACGGATCTATAAATTCATCTACATCAGCATCACGAGGAGCTGTAATGTCAACCCTTATTGCTTGTTGTTCAAAATTTACAATATCTAGTCTGTACGATACACTCATTAGAACCTACCGTTTGATGATTGCGCTCTTGATAAAACAATATTTAAATCCTGACCTGATACATTAACCGCTCCTACTATCTGAACTATATTACTAAAAGGAGAACCGCCTATTCCGCCGAAGTTTGCTGATCCTCCCAGGCCACCAACTAATCTGCCTATACCTCCAGCAGCTCCGCCAATAGCAGCACCGCCGCCAGGAAAAATTAAATTAGTGATCGCTTTTAAAATCAGCATCTGAGCAATGGCCTTAATAGTTCCTACAACTAATTCTTTTATTGCATTACCTAATGCTTTGAATACATTTTTGCCTTCGAGTATCGCATCGAAAACAGAATTGAAAGCATTTACTAACCCGCTTCCGATCGCCTGATTTAAAGTATTAGCAACCTCCATCATGTTTCTAAGCTGCTTGGTTGCTTCTTCTATTCCTTTATTTATATTTGTGAAATCAATTTTATTGAAAGCATCAGTTCCAATTCGTCCAAGTACTTCAAACTGTTTCTTTAAGTCTAGTTTCTTATTTATTTTCTCTATTGAGCCGGGAGCAAGTGAAGGATCAAAAGTTATTTCTAATGGGATACCTTTTTCTATTTGTATATCCTTAAAGAATCTTTCAGTAAGTTCTTTTAATTGCTGTTCGCCTAATTTAAAATCATCAGGATTGAAAATAAAATCCGCATCTGTAATTATCTGAACAGGTAGTTTTATTTTTAGATTACCCGTCTTTATATCATTAAGTTCTTTTAAGGCTTTTTTAAAAATCTCACCCTTCTTTGTAAAGAAGTGTTCATCTAAGTCGGGAACAACAAATACATCACCAAATTCTTTATTGAATTGTCTTGCCTTTGCAATGGTTTCTGCCTGGAATTTTTCAAAGTCGGCTTTTATTTTTGCGAGCTTATCTTTAAGCGCCTTATCATCTATCGTTCCTGCAAAATCCTTAAATGTTATTCCTAATTTTTTAAAAGTATCATCTAGTAGTTTAGTGATATTTTCTGGCTTAAACTGATTTATTGCGTCTTGTGTTCTAATTATAGCCCCTGTAGTTTCGTCAAGAGCAAAAGCAGTAGCATTCCCACCGCTTTTTAAAAAATTTTTTATTTTCTGACCAAAAGTAATTTCCCCTTGTTTTGCAATAGTAGCAATACTTTCTGCAAGAGTCGCATTCACTATTGATAAAGCAGCACTTACTTTAACAGTCGTTACTAATTGTTGTATATATTTCTGAAGGGCAACATCTGATTCGCCTATTTTTATTTTATCTCCATCAAATGATTTTTGAAACTCTGGAGCCTGTGCAATTAATTCAGCTTTTACTTTTTTAAATTCAGTCGATGATAGAGTACCGCTTTGAAGTGCTCTTACCATTGTAATAATACTAGCGGTTTCTTTCGGTATTGATCCGACTGCTTCGTCTATTGCACTACTAAATTTGCTTGCACCAAAAGCAGCTCCAAATAACTCATCTGCAAGACTACTTACTGCGGTAGCAGCTAACCCAACCAAACCACCTATGCCAATACCGGGCAGTATATTTGCAATTGTTCTTAACCCGCTAAATGCTTTTGTAAATGAATTACTCATAGAAGCACCTGAAGCGGCTGATTGCGCCTCTAAAGATTTTAACTGTGTAATCACAGGAGCAATAGATGATGGCAGTTGTTTAAACCCCGCTATCGCAGGCGGTATAAAAGTCTTTACCCCGCCACCAAAAGCCGCTACTTGTGTAGTAAGATTCTTAACCGAACTGATCGTTTGATTAGGAACTACGAATAATTCAAACCCCTTTTTACCTACGTTCTGCAACCTTCTTACTTGTGCCTCTAAACTTTGGATCTCTTTATTATAAGCGGCTATTTTTGTAATGTCAGTCTCGGTAGTAATGAATATCTTCTTAGCTTCCGCCCTTGCCCTTAATGTCTCGATTGATTCTGAAAGTATGTTAACATCTGCTTGTGCTTTTACCACATCAACACCGATAGGAACAACAAGTGCCTGCGTTTTTAAAGAAGCTATTTCAGCTTTTACTCTTTGAATATTAGATTCAAATAAGGCCAACTGAGTTGAACTTACATCAGGAGAAATCTTTAAGGCTTCTAAATTTATTAACTGCTGCTCAAGGGCTCTTATTTTTTGAACTGCATCATCAGAGTTAACTCCTAGCGTTACACCCTTACCAGATAACGAACTTATGTTTTGTTTAATAGATCCAATAGAAGCATTAGCTGTTTCAGTTGCTTTTACAAAGTCTCCAGAAATAACATTAGAAAGATTTTTAACTCCGGCAATTGCCCCGTTTACATCCGCATCAATTACTATTTTTAACTGCTCTGCCATTAATTAAGATTCTTAAGCTGTTTATTTTTCTTTTCTCTTTCTTCCAGAATTTTATTTGTGACCTCAACCCGTTTCATTATCTCAATACTTTGTTTATTCAACTCCTCCTGAGTCATTTGCTTTTCCTTCTCACCGAACCACTCAGCTATAAACTTTTTACCATACAAAGGTTTGCCTGCTATGTTTTGATGTATAGCGGCAATGTAAAAGGCAACTTTAGCAAAACTAATATCATCTGATTTGCGCTTTTCAAAAAAACCATCACACATTAAAAAGAAATCAGTAATTTCCATTTCATAGAACTCTGTTGGTTTCAAACCGAGCCATCCAAATGCAATCCTTCTTATTTTGTCAAAAGTCATTAACTCGGATGGCTCCCTGCTTCCCCCGATTCCACAGCTTCCTCCAAATTTATTTTATTATACACATCAATTAGTTCATCTACTCCTGTAGTACTCAAACAATAAACCTCATGTTGAATATCTTCAAATGATAATTCAATTTTTTCCTTATTAATACTTTTATCAGATGCGTACCCGGCATATATTAAACCAGCAGCATACAATGGCTTTTCTGTTGTGGTTATCATTTTGTATAACCTAGTTTCTGTTATACTGTTTCCGTTTTCTTCTGGTATAGGTATGTTTTTATGTGTAGCTGCTTCAATTTCCTTTTTTCTTGAATCTGCTTTTTGAGCTAATTCAAAAGCTGCTGCATATAAATCAATACTAGTCGCATCCTTAAAATACTTATAGAAATAAAAGCTACCAAAATCCAATGCAATCGTTTTACCGTTTAATTCAACGGATGTTTTTTTATTACTCATAATTCATATTTTAAGATTCATCAGCCTCTGTGGTATCAACAGTACCTGTTATTTCAAATGTCCAATCAAAGGTCAATGATCCTGCTGCTGGCGCCTTTGGTGCTACATTAGTGAAATATCCAATACCTCTTATTAGTACTGCTGCCCCTGTTGCTACAGTTCCAATAGCGAGGTTTACCATTCTACCTTCAAGCTGGGTTTGTGCATTGGCCAAATCAAGTACAGCGGCCAGCGATGCCTGAGATGATGTTGGCGATGTGTTAGCTGCCCCGCTCCCGGTAATAGTAGCGCCAGCAACACCAAGAGCTTTAATCTGGCCACATTTAGTTGTAAGAGTGGTCACGTCTGAACTCAGTGTGCCATTAAGATCAGTTTCGCATACAATAGTTTTCCATGTGCTTGCAGCCGCACCGACTGTTTTGTACTGAAACACTACATTGTTTGCCAGAAAGTCATTAGTTGCCATTTTTTATCATTTTTTAAGTTGTTTGAACAATTCTATTTCTATATCTAACTATCTTTCGATAATATTTTTTACCCGATGAAACTTCTTCAAATCCGGTACTTGTTTCCATTAATACATGAACTATCTGCATACCTGATTGAGCAGCCAAGTTGTGAATACCAGGAGTTGAATTTATAAGAACTTTAATTTCGTTATCAATTCCAGATGCTATACTTCTATCTGTTGCTATCTGCATTGAAGTAACTATATCCGTTATAATAATTTCATCACTCCTGAATGATTGCTTTGTATCGTCCGACGAATTTGATTCCCACCTTAACTCAACATAGTTACTTGTTATTGATTCAGGCACACTTCCTTCTTTATATACCGGGACAGATATATGACCATCTAATAAAGCCATCCATGAATCCATTAATTTATCATCTACTGCGATCATACTGCATCTTTTAAAACATTTAATACTCTTCTTAATAATTGTTTTCTCACCGGCGCAATCTGCTTAAAGAAAAAGGGCTGTGGTTTAACACCGAATTTTAAAATTGTTTTCGCAACCGCATACGGGTTATGTGGCAATCCTTTTCGTCTTACCCAATTTTTAATATTAGATATAAACTGTAACCATGTGCCGCCAGCAGGCTGCCCCTTAAATTCACTTGCATCTATTCCTGGTATAGGTTGAAATTTAGTTTTTGTACCAAACTCCATAGGAGCAGAGTATTTAGAACCGCTTACAACTTCTGCCGTTAATTCACCTACCTTATTAACCGTTATCTGTGATCTTAAAAAACCAACATCTGCCGGAGCATCATTAATAGCTTTATCTCTGAAATCTTCAGCCGCAAATTGTACCTCTGCACCAACTTCTTTTTTAATATTAGCCGGAGCAGCTTCAATTCGCTTTAATAATCTATCAAACCCTATTAAATTAACCTTCACCATTTATTAACCAGTTAAATCGTTTTTCTTGTATGCGTTCAATATCTGTTATCGAATATCTTTTTTTCAAGTAAACAATTTTCCATGTACTATCAATCTGCCAATCAGGACGGAAACGGATCTTAAATGTTCTTGTTTTATTTAATCTTGTTTGTCCCTGGCTATCCGTTCTTACTCCTGACGATTGAACTATTTCAGCCCATAGATTATAAATATTTTGTATAGCTTCTTTCATATTACCATTAGAGTCTTTTGAAGCACCCCATTTTTCAATTCGTATTTGTGTTTTAGGTATCATACTATAACAAAATCATATTATAACAGTATTCCTTGAATATTTACATGATAGTTTATAAGCCATCCTTCCAGCCCCTTCTTCATCGCCTCTGTACTCATATAAGTAAGCAACTACTCTCATTATGTCGATCTTTATAGGCATAGGCAGAATATCAAATCCAGCCGTATAAGTTATTGTCATATTTTTTAATTCAGGGCATTTTAAATACTTCCACTTATTGCCAACTATTTTGTAGGATGTACTTGTAATATCGTTCCCATCCTCATCAACCAAACTAATAATATCATGCACCGGCCCGTATGGTATTTCGATCATGCCGCATAGATTAGTTAACACCGTTTCCCATGTTTTTGCAACTATTGTAATACCTGCTTTTTCTTCTATAAGTTCCCTTGATCCTTTTATTAGATCAGCTAGCAAAGCATCATCCCCTGTAAAGTTTGAAAGATTATCAGAAGTTGATTCATCGAAATCAACATACCCTTCTAACCTTAAATAATCTTTCATTTCTTCTATAGAAACAGGCTCTTCAAATGTTCCTGATTCATCTGTAATATCCAGCGATGATATGACTGCGTTATAATTCATAAATGTGATCTAAATTCTATTACAGTTATTTTACCGTATTTAAAATTACTACCGTTACTAGCTTTAGCCTGAACTCTCCATACTCCTGCAACATCAATATCCGTCTCAGTTATATCATAACTAACAGTATCTGTTGAAATACTGCCAACCCATTCACCACTAACACCATTAGGCTTTGTATATAATATAACACCATCATACCCGCTTACATCTACATCAGTATCTAATTCAAGTGTTATCGTTTGACCTTTAAATACCATCTTTTATAACTGATTTTACAAGTGATGATCCTATCTCTGATTTTAATGAGCTATTAGAAACTACAGAATGTAAATTCCCATCATTATTAACAGTTGATTTTCTATTTAAAAACTCCCTGCGTAATCCTACAACAGTAGGAGCCAGACCAATAACAATCATCTGCCCTGTTTGCGTTTCAATCAATACTGATCCGCCGCCTAATGAAACTGTTGGTGCAAGACCAATAACAATCATCTGCCCTGTTTGCGTTAATATATTTTTATTATCGCTTACATCTATTGATGGTGCTAACCCTTGCGTTAATATATTACCACTCTGAGTTAAAACATTTATTCCTATGTTTACAGTTGGTGTAAGGCCGGATGTAGTAATGTTTCCAACTCCGGGAAATACGTTTTTATTATCTGATATATTTATTGTTGGCGCTAATCCAGTAACCGAAATCGAACCTATATTAGGAAATACGTTTTTATTATCACTTACAGATATAGTAGGAGCAAGACCTGAAACTGAAATAACACCAACCCCCGGAAATGTATTTACTCCTATAACAATAGTAGGAGCAAGACCCGATGTAGTTAGTGATCCTATGTCAGGTAAAACGTTCTTATTATCCGAAACAGATATAGTCGGTGCTAACCCAGCAACTATTAAATCTCCTACTCCTGGTGAAACGCTTATATTAGCACCTACGCTAACGGTAGGAGCTAAACCAGTAAGCACTATTGATCCAACTCCTGGGGTTACGCTTATAGCTACAACAGGACGAAATGAAAATGCTATATATGCCTTTGGCGAAGCAGCTGATAATGTACTGGCAAAAGTCCCCATTGTACCAGCGGTTGCTTTAGTACCTTCTTGAATAGAATACCCGCCACCACCGCCTGAAGTTGTAGAAAAATCCTGTCTATTAGCAAGCGACCCCAATGAAGCATTAGTCATGTTACCTATTGTGGCTGTATTTGAATCGTTGCCTTGCGAACAAACACAAAAACACATACAATCATTCTCTCCTGTAGTTAATCCAGTAGCGAATGAAAAAGATGTATCACTAGTTACCTCTGTTGAGGTTGTAGAAACACCTATTGGAGATCCGTTAGGAACGCAACCAGAATAAGCTACTGTTCCCGCACAAACGTGATCAGAACCTGGAGTAACACTCGGCCCTGTTGATCCTGAAACATATCTTCCCCACCAAACATAAAGTTTTTCACCTGAAGCAATGTCTAACCCGCCGGAAGTTATTTCAGTCCATGAAAGCGACCCAGCAGTAGTTATAGAAATAGAGCCTCCTGCAATAGTAGTAGCACATAGAATGACAATATCACCAGCAACAAGCCCCGCCGGTAATCCTACCGCCGTTGCGCCTGTTGTGCCAGTTGCCTTTGCCGATGCTGCTCTAAATACTGGTAGTGCCATTTAGTTTAATTTGAGCTATCTCCTGTGTCTGTTGAAATACCGCCAGCGTTAATTGTTACTGTAAAAGTGTTACCCGTTGTAGCTGTTACATCAGCCGGAGCTGTATCAAGCAAGCATACAACAAAAAGAGGTTTAACTTTAGTCAGTACAGTTGAATTCTGGTATATAACAGCAAACCTGGCTGTAATTGATCCGCCAGAAGCGGTCCAAACAGGGCTAGTACAGGTAAATGTGACAACATTGCCAGACCTAGATAATGAAACTCCAGTTAATGCAATACCTCCGGTTGTATATCCATTAGCGTTTGCATGTTCATTTGTTAGATCGCCATAAACTTCATTTGAAGTTAATGTATCGCAATTAGATGTACTAAGGAATAAGGCCATCTTCCAGTTAGTAGTTAAACTAAGTGGCATCTCTCCATTAAGTTTATTTAACTGAGCTTTATCATACGTTTTCCATCCGCCTGCTGCTGCCATAATTTTTAATTTTAAATTGTATCGTTCATTGAATGAAATTCTACTTTCTCTCTTGTTGTGTAAACCATAACTTTTTTTGGTACTTGTTTGCGTTGCCGTTTTTTAGGCGGCTTAGTTTCTTTCTTATCTGTTATTTTAATTTCCCTCTTTTCCATTTTAAGAAGGGGCTATATTTCAAGCCCCTTAATTTAAGATCAATTATGAGTTTGCAAAGTCTCTGTATATAACAGCATCTGAACGAAGCATATTAACTTCTTCAAAACATTCTACTCTTGCCGTTACAAGGTTCTTTTCAAAATTATCCTGGTTCTCATAAGAGAATTCAACCTTAACACCTTCTGCTTCAACACGCTCAACATAATCACGATCCCAAAGCAACAGATGATCTGTTTGCGCCCAGCTTGCACCGATTATTGGTGTTCCTGCAATAGTTGTTGTTCCTTGGTTATTAACAACAGTTCCTGCTGGCAAACTATAATCATTTGGCTTGGTAGTAAGAATCCTTGCCCACTCTGTCCAATCTACAACGGCTATATCAGCATTGAAGTTTGCATTGCGTTGGTTAGCGATCATCCTGATTATTTCTTCAACATCGACTGAGGGTGTCGGATTAGCAGCTGCGTTGTTACCTGTTGCATTACCAGCAATAGTTGTGTATAAATAATCATCTTCTTTGCGGAAGAAATCTCTCATCAACATTCTCGGAAGTGAACCTTCAAGAAAATCAAGGTTGAATAAAAGTTGTTTTGAAAACGTAGAGAAACCGGCAATATATTTCAGCGTCTTAGTTGTTGCTGTGAACGCATAGTTCAAAGCTGTCTTTGCGGAGCCCTCAGTTTGTACTCCTGCACTTTGAGCAGAGTTTGTTTCTGAGTAAGTAACAAATAAGCCGTTTTTACTTTGCACAGTTGGAAGCAAATCTCTCATGTGAATGTTTGCAGTAGGAAGCAAACCCTGGCGGGGATTGTAAGCATTCATACCACCGCCTGTAATAGCATTTGATGTAGTAAGAATAGTTTTCATTTCAAACTTCAATTCTGTACGACCACGACCAATGCCAATACCAAGATCATCTTCTGCTGATTTACCTTTAGTCTTTACATTAAGTTCTTCCCTGATCATCTTTGACCAGCTATCCTCAAACTTTTCATCTTTGTTAGCTGACTTTCTTTTACGATCTGTGGCTAGTTCATCAATAAGGATTTGATTCTTTTTAGCGTCTTCAATAAATTGACCAAGACTATCGCCCATCTCTTTTATCTTACCATTTATTTTGCTCTCTATTTCTTCTAACTCTTTTTTACCAGCACCAACTTCTTGCTTGTGCTTCATTGTTTCAAACTCAATCAAAAGACCACCTAATTGATCTTTTGTACTTTGTTCAAGGCTATCCTTCATGGCGTCAAACATTTTCTGAAGTTGCTGCCCAGATACTTTAATTTCTTCTGCCATTTTGTTTAAATTTTTTAATTAAATAATAAATGAAAAATCAAGTCCAGGAACAAATGTTTTATTACAATTACGACATCTAATAGCTGAGCCGTCTTTTGAATTGTAATTAATCTTTTTGCAAGTTGGACATTCTACAACATCCGGCAGAGTGGATTTTATCACCGTGTCTGCTGATTTATCATTATCATGATCATCCGGGTCGGTGTCGTTAGACGGGCGAGTGGACTTTAGATCAGTAATAACTTTAAGTAATTGTTTATTGTATATTAAAAGCGTCTCAATAGTTTCATCAGTAGCTTTAGATTCACTACAAAATTTTTCTATTGCTTCAGCTTGATTAATAAGTTTGTTAATTTCAATCTCGTTTTTTAATCCAGTTAACGGAGTGTTAGGATTTGCGCCCCATGCAGTAAGTGAACTTCCTTCCCAAAGTTTCAACTCTGTTAATTCTCTTCTAATGTCACCATCTTTATAATCTTCCCATGAAGTTATCTGATTAAACTTTTTAGTTTGATAGCCAATAGAATGTTCAGATATAAGATTTGATTCAACCATTTTAACGAAGTCAGTACCTAAGGCATGACTCCCCAATTTTGATTCATAGTAAAGTCCTTTATTATCTTCTTTTAGCATGGTTATAACACCTAAAGGCTTTGAAGGATCATGATTAAGTAAATGCTTTATTCTTGGTTTTGCACTCGAAGGACCAGAATTGGCAATGCTTCTTGCAAAAGCACCCGATTTAATTACATCACCATCAGAATCTAAAGAATCGAAATTGGCAAAATAGCCAGTAACAATTCCTTTCTTCCCGTCAACATCCTTTATTTGTATAGGAGTTGATATTGAGAAATCTTTGTATGAATAAATATCTTTCATTTTATATAATTATATTGTTACTACTTGTTTATTCGCATCCTTGTACTCTAAAAATATTTTAGACTGATTCACAACATGTCTCAATGAATTAAATTTAGATCCATCATTTGCTTCTAGCATTGACATATAGTATTTATATCCGGATATTAAACCGGCGTACCCGCTTTCATCTTTCCATGCTATTATTTTATACTTACCAACTATTTCTTCAATATATTCTGTTACGTCTTTCATATTGTTACTACTTGTTGTCTTGGCCTTCTGCTAGGGTATAACACTACTGTACTTATGCGTTTGGGTATTAATCTTCCATTATGATCTCGCTTCGGTTTTAATGACATTTGGCAACGGCAATTAATTACTGATTCTGCCGAAGCCTTTGGATCACCGGGCGATAATAATAAATCACCATTACGAGGATCTACAAAATGATCTTCAAAATCTATTATAGTTCCGTCTAACCCAATATGAGAAGCATGATCTTTAGGATTAACTCCTCTTGTCCTATTATCATGAACGGCAATCCATTTCTTTTGCATCTCATATTCATAAGTCTGCCCCGCTGCAAGTGTACCGGCATTTGATGCAGCATTAATCTCTGTTCTTACAATACGGGCTGCTTGCATTGCGCTAAACTCTGATTGATCCAATAATCTTACCGTCTCATCAATTCCCAGTCCTTCAGTTATTGATTTATTAAGAACGTTTAATAAATAATCCCTTGTAGTTTTATTTACGTTGAATGTTATATTCTGAATTAAATGAGTGTGCAGATAATTTAATATCCATTGAACCCATTGAGTGTTGAAACCAAATGAGCCGCCGGATTTAATATTATAGCCTATCAAATCATTCTTATCATATGCTATATAATCCTTTTGCGGTCTTCTCGCCCCTCTCTCTTGCTGCTTCAAATCTCTTGTAGCCATATTGGCATTTCTCACACCAACATTTGCATACAAGTTTTGTATAATAGTAGTTAACTCTGGATTAACTAAGTCTTTTGATAAGGTAGAAATAGCAGCATTAACGCCATGTGACTTGACAATAGAAATAGTTTCATCAAACTTATTGTCGATTGTTTTTTTAACCTTAGGGTAATATAAAACTTCGTATTTTTTATTTACACTCATATTTCTTTTTCATCATATTTATAAACTGTTCCCTTAACATCATAATCTTTCTTCTCTTCGCAGGACAACAACCAAGCTCAAGCGGGAACTCTTGCCTTGCCATTCGCTGAAGCTGTTGCTCCGTTAGTTGGATTTGTTGCTGCTGCAAGGCCGTTTCCGTTTGTTGCATTTACACTCGCATTTAAAGCGGCATCTACAACCGATGCCTGGTAATCTGATAATGGAACCATTCCAGAAGAAGTCTTAACCCATACCTCATCTGCTTCTGGTTCTTGCCTTGTTTCCCAATTAATAGCCTCACGCTCTTCATTAGGTGTTCTCATAGTTAATAACGATATTGCTTCCATTGCTTCCTTCATATCAACTTGCAATTCAGGGAAACAATCTGTTTCATAATCGACATAAACATTCTGATCCTTAAAACCCCAATCAGTCTGAATTTTTCTGTTGAATGAGTTTCTTCTGCTATTCAATAGTGGTATTGCGCTGCGTGTTGTTAATGCCTTCTCAGCTTCCTTTACATTGTTATAAGTCTTTTGCGTTAGTCCTAATAACTCAGGCGGCACACCATAACAGTTACAAAACATTATAGCATCCCATTTTTCGGAATCAATTATACCGAGTTCCACGGGAGTTGATCCTAATTTAGCAACACCGACCTTCACACCACTAATTGCGTGTTTACCTTGTGCATCAGGCCCGGAAAATTCTTTCTCTGATAACTTCAGTTTCAATGCCTGTGCTTGCGCTAATCCCATCTCTGCATCAAACCGTTGATCATCCATGTATATAATATCTTCTAATCCTTTATTCTGAAACAAAGCAGCCGAAGCATCCTTTGCCGCATTATTACGAACTAAGTTTTTTAAGAAAGCCCTCAATGGTGCAAACCCATATAACTGCTCACCGTTAATATTCCAGTTTGGGTTCCAGTACTTCTCATGCAGAATATCTTCTTTATTAAATTGCTGATTCCATAAGGTAAGCTCATAAGAAGATGGTCTGGATGGGAAACGACTATCATCAACCTTTATATTAATCAAGTGAGCGGGTAAACACCACAACATATTAGGGATGCCTTGATTTGCGCCACCTTGAAGTGTGTCACCCCATTCAAAATAATCACCTACAAGTAACTTATACCCCATGAGCGACCTATTATGATCCTGTATAGTATCCTGATCGTTTGGGTATTTTAGAAGATCTTTAAGTTTCCCTTGCTGAAGATTAAGTTTTTCTAACGGCTCTAATGATTCATACTTCAATTGCATTGCCTTCTTATACTGATTGCCTGTAATATTCTTTTGAGACATTATTCTATGGTACTCTTTCAAAGAACTTTCATTAGTTATCTTAAATAAATTCCATTCAGGCAGAATAACTTTATCAAGAATTAGATTTATAACAGAATAAACAATATCATTTTTATTGTACCCCTCTGTTATATATGTCCTCTTATTATCAGCCGGAGTAATTAATCTTCCGTTTCTTACTTCGTATCTTATACCTGGTTGTATGCCAGTAAAAGCCTTTTGTTCTAATTGCTCTGCCAGTCTCTTACCTAATATCCAACGTTGAATTAAATTCATTATATTATTTTACGCTACCGCAACCACAAACTTCGGTTTCAATTCAAACCATTCACGCATCATTAAAGTATCGCTAAAGTCAGGTGAACGGCCTATCAGTTCCTTCACCTTATCCTTTGGCATCACTTCCTTTCTGTTATCCTTATCCATGTTGTATTGTTTTACTTGCTCCAACTCTTCAATTATTGTTTGCTTTAAATTTTCTTCACACTCGATATATAAACCACCTGCATTTATCCTATCTGCCAATTTGAAATAACATTGAGATTTTAAATTCCTGAAATTCTCTGTTATTACATTTCCTTTCTCATTTATCTTTGGTACTTCCCCAGCTAATGCTGTTGAATTATTTACAAAACCCTTACATTTCAAAATATCTACAACACCACCACCTACACCATCCTCATCAGCTATTATATTTGATGTACCTACATGAAACTTATCTTTAAACTCTTTTATCTTTTCTGCGCTTTGTGTTACTGATAACCCATGAAATGAAAACAACTTAACCCTGTGCCCTTTCCAAACTCCTATAACCGTATTATCAGATCCGTAACGTGCAATATCTGCTGTTATATAAGTTCCTGATCCATTAACATGAGTATTGCTAAAAGCATCTATGATTTTATCATACTCAATAAGCGTTGCCGGGTCGTCGTCATATCGCCAATTGCCATTTAACAATCTTTCCCTGCTATTCTTATCCAATCCTTTCAAAGATTCTATGTAATGAGAACTTATATTTGGGTTATCTGTTACCAAAGCCTGAATGAATTTCCTGTCTGATCTTAGTTTCCCTTGCTCACTTGGTAAATAGAAATCATAATAAGCCCAACCCTTCGACGGGTTGCCTGTCATTAGCAGCTTTGGGATTAAACCATGTTCGTCAATCTTAAACCTTATTCTTGACTTTAAAATCTGCTTTGCCTTACTGATAATCTGAGGTGCTTCATCTACAAAAGCATCTGTTATCTCCAACGATCCCAATGAATCAAATTCCGGGTCACTAGGGTAAGCGTACAGATCAGCCAGTATAATTTCAGAGCCGTTAGTAAATTTTATAATACTAGATTGCTCATTGTATTTAAAATGAACTTCCGGTTTTAATCCCTGCATTTTACAAACTTCAAAGAACGAGTTTAGGGTAGTTTTCTTTAGATTCTTTAACTCTGATCTCCCGATAAACCCTCTTGTACCAGGATACTTTAATCTATTTTTTATCTGCCAGTAACAACCAAGAACCGATTTACCACCACCTGCTGCTCCACCGTAATAAAGTTCACCTGTGCTGTTATCTTCCAAATAATCTAAGGCAATAGTCTGTTTTATTGTCAGCTTCATACGCTCATTCTCTAAATAGCAAAGCCCCTACATAAGTAGAGGCGTTATAAAAGCGATCGGATACCCGTGTGCTTATATTTCATATTGCCAAATAAGGTAATGCCTTATTGGATGGCTAAGTTAATTTATTATTTTTTGATTACATGTGTCCATTTTTGGACATAAGAAAAGCCCCCGGTATGGAGGCTTGAAGATTGAAGTAGGTCGATATTGTTATACTGCCTTTGTAAATTCATCTAACAATTTGGTTTTATCAGTTTCTTCCTGCTCTATGAAATCAATATTCTTTACCACTCCCTCAATCTTATTTTTCATTCCCTCAGCCACTATTGATTTTACAATTACATCTGCGATCTTAACCTTTACATTTGCTTCGCTAAGTTCTACGCTTCTTTCGTCAATATCTGACCAAAGTTCAGCAAGTTTAAATCTGAGTTCAGGAAGACTACTTATCAGCTTCCTTGTTCTGGGTGTCTTTGCCATGTTGTTTAATTTTACGTTTTATTTGAATAATTGTTTTCTTTATTTCTATGAGTTCTTCCCCAATAATTTCTTTCGGAACTCCTTGGTTAATTAATTGTTTTTTCAAATATGCCTCTCTTAATTCATCCCTCATCTTTTTGCCTCTTTTCTTAACCGCTTCCAAATGCCTAGTTTTGTTTTTATTCTCCCACTCTCTTTTCATTTTCTTTACAATATCAGGATTTTCTATTCTAAATTTTTTAGCAGCAGCAATAGCTTTTGTTGGGTTATAATTTCTCTTTGCCGATTCTCTTGACAATTTTCTTGATCTTTCTAAATCTTTATAATAACGTTCCTGGTTTCGTGTTTTTATTTTAACACTATTTTTTTTAGCATACTCTTTGGCGTATATTGAAATTTTATATTTATTTCTTAAATATGATTTATGGCATACCTCTTTTCTTTTCTCTTTATTATTTTCCCTGTAACGCTTAGCAGATATTTTTTCTCTGTCCCTAACTTTTTTCAGCTTTTTAGGATCATTTTTTATTTTTTCATTATAATGTTTTTTTGCCTTCTTATTAGCCCGTTCTCTTGACTTATCTATATCCCTGTTATAATATTCTTTTTGAGCTATACTGCAACATTCTTTACATGGCCGTGACTTACCTTTACTAAACTCACTCTCATCTTTTTCAATATGGCATTTACTACAGACTTTCATTTCAGGCTTCTTTTATAAATAAGTTCATTCTTCTTTCTTTTAACAACCCAAGGATGGGTGTGTAAAAAATCGTATGAATATTTATTACACCTAACAAGAAGTCCTCTTATATAAGAATTTGACATTTTATTACTTTTATTTTGGCAAGTGTTACAGTAAGTATTTATTTCATATTTATGATGGCGAAAATAAAATTGAAAATTATCTAAACTAAGTTCTCTTTTGCATTTAGGGCATATTTTATACCCGTTTTTATTGGGCATATTATAATTAGGATCAGTATTAACTTTAATATTTGTTTGTAGTGAAACAAACTTAGGTTCATCTCTTAATTTCATAATGACGTTGTAAATGAATCTTCTCATATTTTCAAACGTACATTCTTCCCCTTTTGTTTCTAACTTTAAATAGGCGTCATTAACTACATCACAAGGATCAGAAACATATTGACCCTTTTTCTTCAATATGCTTTTTGCATAATTTATAAAAGATTCATATTGCTTCTCAGTTATCACAAAACTAAAAACCGGCTTCAATTTTCTGGGGGAAAACATCTGCCGGCCTTTTGATTTAATTAAAAACCGTTTTGCTCCCCAGCAACATAACGGCTAATACATAATGCTAATATAACAACTTATATAATACCAACCAAAATTAAGATAATAAATTTTTATCAAGTACCAATTTATAAAAATTAATGAACGACTTACATCCATGCTTCTTTACTAGCCTCTGAATACGCTTAGAAACAGCAGTTTCATTCAGCCTTAGCTTCCCAGCAATCGCTTTAACCGTCAACCCATCAGCCTTTAGCAACACTATTTGTTTTTCAATGTCAGTCATACCTCCCATCTTGATTTATTTGGATACAATTCCTCCAGAACGATCTTCATCGGCTCCCTCACCCCATTACTACCAGTTGAGAAAAACATCTTACCATTAATGATTTCATATATCCCTTCCTTACTTAACAACTGATCTATTTTACAATCTTCCATAAACACACCGTCAAGCTGTAATGAATTGCAGTAGTACGATTTTATACATATCTCATTCTCCTTGCCGGTGAATAACGTTCTAAACTTAGCCTTATTATAAACTATCGGGGTATGTATATCGAAGTTTAATGCATCTGGGATAAAACTAAGAGTACGCTGAACCGCTTCACCATACCTGGAAGATAATCCTCTTGCATACTCATTAGCCAGCCAACCGTTATTCCAGTACTTAATATCTGATACTTGTAATGGCTGTAAAAGAAAGTGATCATCATTCCAAAATATAAAATTATCTGTTACATTGCTCCAGCCACAAGCAAGTAATATTTTATGGTATATGGAGTATTGTTTCCTGCCTACATAATTTTCTGATATGTATGATGCACCCTTATACCATTCAGGAGTACGTCCTATGATTATAAGATTAGTGAATCCAGTTAAGTATTTATCTATTGATCGTAGTGAATACCGTAGTTCTTCGCCGTCGTGAATATCGGGTTTATATGGGAGGATAATGGTCATTTAATAATTTCTTTTAAAACATCGAAATTTATTAACCCGATTTCCTCCGCCTTTTCCATGCTGATTACTAATGTGTCAACTTCCATTCCATGTTCTACCACAATATTAACCATGTCATACTGATCAACTCTTACCGAACTAATTCTATGAGTAACATTTTTACCCTCTTTGATACTATATAAACTGTTTTTATATGCTATTACTTTATTCATATCATTTTCTTTTAAACCCCATTGATAAAATATTCTGTAAATGATTATCTGAACTATTTTGTATTGTTCCATCTTTGGTAACAAGATCCCTTACCGCCTTTCTCACAATATTCTCATGATCTGATTCTGCAACCGCATCCCATCCGTAAGACTTCATAAATGCTGTTAATGACCAGGGAGTAAAATGACGAATATGTTCATCCGGTTTTAAATGATGCCATGATTCAAACCATTGTATCCCATGAGTATGATAATGACAGTACGGTAATGAAACTATAACGGTATGGCATGGTAACTCATGTAAAAATCCACATTCAGGAAAGTGTTCTAACACATCATGAAACGTATACACATCAGCTTTCACAAACTCAGGCATCACATAAGCCCCGTCAAGAGGCACTCCGGTAATATCAAAGCCATAGGTATAGGGGACATGGTTCTTAACAGAGTTAATAAACGCTGCATTACCATAACCAACATCCATGAGCGATCTGATTGGCTTACCATGCACTCCTAAAGCAAACCCTAGTCTTAACGCTTGCAATAAATCAGATCCTTGTTTATATTCCGGCTTATCATAGATAGCTGAATATTCAGGATCGTATTTGAACGGCCTGTGATCAACTTGAGTTATTACTCCGAAGTTGTCTATTTCGTATTGGCGGCCTTTACAGGTGAAGGTCATTCTTGATAAACTATTTTTTTTATTAATTGCTTATTTGATTTTAATTTATCTATTTCTTTTTTAGCCTCATCATAATTATTATAAACTCTTGCACAAATATCCCATTCATCAAGCGATGCACCCGACCAAAAAAACAATATTTTTCTTTGAATATAAAATCCTGGTTGTGATCCGCCCCTTTGTTCAATTATTCTATATTTCATCTTACTTTTTTTAAATATAAATTAAAATATATTATCCCAATAATTTGAATTTCCATTAATATCATCAATTATTGATATTACACCATAGTAAATCATAAATATTGATGGCACTACAATAAAGATTATAAATGCTAAATTAGGACTTGTCATTTTATACGTTTTAAATGTGAATCCGGCATCATATCAGCCGTAAATGTATGTGAAGGCGATAAATATTCTGAGCCTAGTAAATGTTCATTATATGTACCTAGATGACAGTTAGTTTTTGTTCCGTTCATTACCAATGAGTATTCTTTTCCTATCCCTTGCGCAATAGTTAAGGCAACTCCTTGATTGCAGTATAGTGCTTCTGTATCTCTTATTAAACGAGCCATCTCTAATAAATTCTCTGTTGGCAGGTGTTCAATAGCGCCGAATCTAATTGTAAAATCCAACCACTCACATTGCAACCCGATAAAATAAACTTTGCCATGCCGCTTCATAGCTTCTTCATATATTGTTCGCCATTTATATTGGAGTCCGTTCCAACGTGGTGTTAAATGAATCAATGCGAACTTTTCTTCACGTTTATAAGCATCATCTATTTTCAGAAATGGTTTCCTGTGATCTGCTTTAATACCAAATTGATCGAAGTATCTTTTTATAATATGAATCCTTCCACGTTGTGATTGCCGTCTTGCGTCGTCCAGATCATAATCGTATTTCAGATTAGGCCAGTTAAAGTAATTCCAGTTATCATCTATCGGTACAAATGGGTGAACTTCTTTTATTCCTGGTTGCTGAAGTAATAAATCTTTACAAAAAGTAAACTGATCGCCATAAACATATTTAGCTTGCTTGATGTAAACAATAGCATTATCGCTGCTATTACGTTTTTCAAGTTCCTGAATACAGGGGATTGAAAAGACTATATCACCGGCGTTACCTGAGTGGGAGTATATCATAAACTCGCAATTAAAATCCCATCCTTTGTAGGATTATCAACGAAAGTAATTTTATAATCAGGGTTAATATTCCGTATCTCTTTCAGTACATCCTCTCTAGTATAAGGAACTTTGTACCATTCCCACATATACCAATCATCAATAATGATCGTATGTGTTTTAATCTTGTGCCTTGCAATCTGTTTAAGCTCTTCGAGTAACGGGAATGATGTATCTGTTATTTCACCTTCACCCTGGTAATGGGCATCGAGCCAAAAAGTAATCTTTTCATTTATCGGTTCTATCATACCAAGTAAATGCTTAGCACTATCACCTACGAATAACGAAACATTAAGATTCTGTATTTGATAACCGTGCTTAATATCTATTGATAATATTTCTTTAATACCCGCCTCAATCATAGCTGCGATACCATCACCCTTGTAAGTGCCGGTTTCAACACCCACTTCATTCGGGTATTCTTTGAATAAGTTTCTATTTGGAGGGAGGCTCATAAATTAATAATGATTACCATGATTAAACAAGTTAGCGCAATTGATAATAAATACAAATCTTCTCTGTCTTTAGGGTAAAAATCTTTAAGTGTCATAACTGCTCCCCATTTAAGATCCAATTAGTACCGTCAAACTTTATTACATCATCACCCTTCGTATAAATCCTACCATTACGAGTCCAGCCGTTAGCTAGAAGCCAATCGGTGTGAAGGCCTATAGGTGAGTTGACTTGTTTTATAATATCTTCTCTTTCTTCTTGCATACAAATATCGGTTCAATAGCAGCCGGGTTAACGATCTCTAACAATTCCAGCCCCGCCGTCTCAATATCATCTACAATTTCCTGTTTGGATTTCCATACATGATGAAAATCTGTGCCGTCATCCTTAGTCTCGTAAGCTATTGGCATATCAAAGATAAAATATTCACCGAATGAAGCAATCTTATTGAATATATCTAACCACTCATGAAAGCCGAAGTGTTTGAGGAAGCCGAATGAAATAACCAGGTCTGCGTATGATCCTGTATGGGTAATCCTTATATCACCAACTATAAATTTAAATTGACTATTCTTTGTCTCTGCATATTTAATACAATCTTCGTTTAAGTCCATACCTATATAACTAACGATACGACAATTATTAGATAATATATTTGCTAGCTGCCCTGTTCCGCAACCAATTTCTATAATATTATTTATCTCGTATTTCTTCACAGCATCACTTACTGCCTTAGCATGATCTTCGTGAATATGTGGATTAAGTTTCCATTGCTGCTCTATAAACGAAAGCATACCTGGTTGTTTTAGATATTCGGAGTAGTCTGGGAGGCTCATAATGTTTTATTTAAAAATCTCTTTATAAAACGTGGCATTTTATAAGCTTCAAATATTAGTATAGCTGTAATTCTATTATAAACAAAGTCGTCTGCATGTTGATCTGAAATTTGTATAGTTACGTTTATTACACGATATGATTTATTAAAATAATTTTTGGTCTCATTTTTAAGCACTCTATTTAACCAATTTTTCATTGGATCATATTCATTAACTAAATCTTTATTTACGGTTAACAAGTGCTTTATTCTCATATCTTCCCATTTTTAATCATCCAATCAAATATTAATTTAGGGTCACAAAACAAACAACCCTTATACGCCCCTGATTCTATTCTAGCGGGGTCGGGCCAGGCATTAATCAGCTTACTAAGATGTGGCGGGTAAAACATGATGGTCTGTTTAGCTGCCAGAGTTTCATTGATAATCGACAACCCCGAAGGGAACCCAATAAAACAATCTAATCGTTTCAGTATCTCAACTACTACTGATAATGGTTGGCCCACTGTGTTTATATATTTATCTTTTTCCATGAACGCCATTATTTGTTTTGGAATTTCTATATCATAATCGGCTCCTATTAAAACAAATTTATAGTTAGGATTGTAGTCTGATATAAGCCCTATAAGTTTCATCCATTCAACTACACCCCACCCGCCCCAATGACGAGCGTTAGAATATGCGGAGGTGTATATCCCGATGTATTTAGTTTTAGCCCCGGTATAATAATTAGATGGCATCAATAACATTGCCTTATCATAGTCCAGTTCACTAGTAGTAAACTCCAACTTAAACGTAGTCTTTAAATCAGGTAAATACTTTTCAATCCTATGACCTTGCTCTAAATGACTATTAGCTTCAAGATAAAACGTTTCAGGTGTTTTCTTCCATTTACCATTGAAAGCATTTCGCTTAATTTTATTATACCCAGATTGAGGTATATATTCAAACGATTCAACTAACTGAGGGAATAAATCAAAAATCGCTTTACCTCGCTGTGGTGATCCATCGCCAATCTTCCAATGAAATTTTTCTTCTTGGTTAATTAGTTTCATAAATAACCAGATTGAATCGCCGATGCCGGGGCAGGTCGTGATAGTGCGGGTCATTTATTTTTATTATGTGGTTCTATAATAGTTATCGGTTCATCAATAATCTCTGTAAAAACCATCTTAGTTTCTTTAGTATTAAAACTTGCATTTACGCTATACTCAGATAAATAAATATGCTTTGTCTTAAAATATTTCTTCATTACTTTAAGAATAGATTTTTCTAAGTCTGTCATGAAATTATCGTAATCTTTAGGCATCATAATTCAATCGCCAGCTCCTCTCCTGTTAATGCGAAGTATAAGTTTTGTAATTGGTGAAGATATTTTATTTTTGATTGAACGGTAACAGCTTCATCATAACTATAACCAATTAATAAACATATACCTTCAAGATCAATAGCCAGTTTATCATTACCGTTCATTCCTTTTTCTAATACTTTTTCATACATTAATTGCAATTTCTTAAATCCAGCCTTCTCTAATATTTCAGGGGTAATAGATATAGGCTTTAAATTGTCAGTTACATTTAATTGTGAACCACTAGTTATTTTTATTCTTTCAAATTTTGACCAATGGCCTTTATTAACATAAGTGCCGCAGTCAATCCAATTCCCTATTCGTAGTTCATTAGATTTCATTCTTCCTCCTGTGTTCTTAAAAATACTGCAACGATAAGAAGCAATACCATTAGCATGGTTATACATGAGATTATTAAGGTGGCTGTTTGCATTATTTTGGGTATTTAGATGGTTGAATTTTTATTCCGTTCTTAGTATAGTATAAATGCTGTAATACTTCTCTCATATTACAATCAATAAACCACCGATCGCTTGCCGTGTCAATTTTAATGGATTCCTTCGGTACAAGTTCTCCAAGATCTTGAACATATCTTTTAGGTGTGCCACTTGTATCTAACGGGTACCAATCAACGATCATTCTATAGGTTGTTCTCCTATCGGTATTTAGATAAGAGTAATCGGTTTGCTTATAGCATGAGCATAGCGAAGCGATGAAACAGCAAAGTAGTATGAAGATTAGGAAGCGCATAAGTATTATTTTTTTAAGCCGACTCCCTTAAATCTTTCTGTCCATTGCTGCAATTCTATGTCAGCCTTTATTTCATTGTAGCTTCTTTTATCGCCTTCACGAATTAGTTTTTCTGCTAATTCTTTTTTCTGTTTTCCCGATAACCAAAGTATCTGTAACATGGTAGGTAGATTAATAGCCCCAGCGAACCAGGGCTATGAGTTACACAACATCAGGGTTAAGATCATCGGCTGATTGCAGATTACTACCAAGAGCATTTACAGCATCTACGATATCCTGCGGTACGTTACTTGAACCAGCAACCAAATCTTTTAGTGCCTGAATTTCTGTAATGATCTTTTCTACTTTAGCGTCATCTGCTAAAAGTAATGCGAGTAGTTCTTCGTTTGTCATTGTAATTAAATTTAGTTTTTTAATTATTGAATCGAGTTTATGTAAGACGTTATTATCCGAATATTGATCTACGAAGTGATGGTATATGTGAATTTTCATAATATAGATTTATCAAAATTTAATAAAAGTCAAGTTGTGGAAACAACCTGGCTTTAATCGTACCTATTAAACCAACTGTGTTATGGGACAAAAGCTACTAATATAATTATTTTTAAAATGAGGGGCTAAAGGTCTCCAGTTATTCACGGGCCGGGGAGACTCCACGCAATGCCCGTCCAGATGTCGCTTGTACCCCTCGGCGACCCACGCAACTTTAATATTTTTACTTTGTTCCATTGGCAATTCGTTCTGCTTGTTTAGCGGCCTCTTGTAATGTTTTTACTTCTTCTTCTATAGCTTCATTCAATGCATCACGCAAAGATACTTTTGCTTGCAATGATAATTTCATTACGCCGTCCTTAATACTTTCTTCATTACGAGGTGTACGGGTTTTCTTTACTTTGGTTAATGTGTCGGTCATGGTTGTATAGTTTGAGGTTTTAAATCAGATGTTTCATTAACAGGTAATACAGCAATATCACTTGTAATATCTTTCCATTTTGGTTGCTGCATGCTTTTGATGTCGTACAAGGCAGCAATGATGCGTTGTTTGGGAGTTGGTTGCCTATACCGATTATCACCATTATCGTTTATTACTGATGGGTTTTGAAACAGGTGTTTCATAAATAAATCGGTAAATGATTTGGCCACTATCCCGCAATACGTTGGCTCGTTACTGCAATGCCAATATGCACACCGATTAAAAATACTTCCCTGACCAATACTATTCTCCGGTATTGCTTCAAACTTTTTAATGAAGTAATCAACGTTGTAGTTAGTCTGTTCCATAAAAATTATTTATACTTTATCCCCTGCGCTCTTACTGCATCCAATAGATAAACCTTGTTACAGCTTCCGTCGGGAGTGCTAGTAAAAAACGCAAGAGATAAAATTGATTGTAAATTCATAAGCTGTAACAAGAGAACTAAGCTAACAATTCTAAACGAGACCGCAAAATAAATTTTAAAATATCTTTCAAACTAACTAACTTTCTATTCTACTCGCCTCAGGGTTTCTCCTGTAGCTAGTCAGAAGCAAAAAAGATCATGCCTGTATTTTTATACGGGCATCTTTATTTACAACAAACCCCCGGTAAGACTACCAGGGGTTGCTAATAAAAAACCATTAACCAATTAAACCTTATCCAAAAAAGTTATAATAACAATTTTCTTTTACCAACCACAACCCAATATTGATCTCCAAAAACTAAGTATAGTGATACAGTTGTTAATATAATTTCTTTTATTTTACTCTCAATTAATTTTATTAGTTGTTCATCACTCATAACGATTCATTTTTAGTTTCACTCGGTCCAGGTTTCTCGTAGGTGCGTTCTTCGTGCCAGGTGATGCCCATTTCACCTGATAGCTCAACTTTTTCCTTTGGCTTACCAACTGCATGTTCCCATACGAATTTAATTAGGGATGCTTCACCGCTTCTTAGAAGAGTTTTAAAGCCATTCTCGACACTTCCGTAAAGCTGTGTTATAGCTTCAATAGATTGATTTCGTACCAGCTCTTCGTCTGCTTTAGGCTTACGGCCCGATCCTTCTCTTGCTCCTCCTCTCATTTGAAAAAATATTGATTATTCATTTTATAAAGTTATAACTTTCATAGCAATTCAGTAAACCATACCCTTTTTAGGTGGTTCGAAATTCTGGTTTCCCGCATTTTTGCCAAACAACGGATCTGTAAAATCTGTATTCTTTTTTTCTACAGAAAAATCTGTATTGCTATTTTCTTTTCTTTTACTTTCTTTTACTTTACTTTGCTTCAAATTTTTAACCACTGCTTCGTTTGCTTTAACCACTGCTTCGTTATTGCTTCCGTTAATTTCAGAACGTCTTGATAGTCCAGACTTTATACCGCCAACACGACCTGCCTCAACCTTAATTTGCCGTTTTTCTTCCTTTTCTTCTAAATTTCTCAAAACTCGCTCACTCCAGATGTATTTTTCGTCCTCTTGAAGCAGAAAATATTCGTGAAGCAGTGCTTCAATTTGCTTCACTACAAACTCTTTTTCACACCCAAACTCATGAGCCATACCATCAAATAGCTTCGGGAATTTCTCTAATTTACCACCTGTTTGTTGATGCAGCAACTCTATAAGACACCAATAAAATCCGTAACCAACCATGCCATGATCGTGAATTAAAGCAGCACATTTAGGATCATGCTGAGCGTTAGAATCGTGTGGGAAATAGTAAGCATCTTTTTTCATGCGTTTAAATATTGACGGGTGAAAGTATCAAATGAATAGCTTGTAAACCCAATATGACCAAGCCATGAGAATCGTATTTTCTGAACATAAACATCGACCATACCGTTATCAAAATCCCTGTGAATTGAAACACCATTATCTGTTTTATTAAAGAAATGGGCTGATCCAGAAATATCGTACATAGTAGCAATTGGATATTTACCTTTCTGATCTTTTTGTAGTTTACGGGGGTGAGCTATAATAAAAACATGGGTATCGGTTTTAACAGCAAATTCTTTTATTAACGATAACGCTTCAGATATGTATTGTGTTTCGGTATAGCCGTTAGGTACTTTGTGCTCTATATAATTCCAAGGATCAATAACAATTCCTTTAATGCCGGTTCGTAAAACTAACTCTTTACATTTATCAAGTATACCTTGTATAGTAACATCTATTTGAGAAATATCAATAAATGAAAAATATAGATCAGTTAATCTTACTCCATCTTCAAAATCATTACTTGACATTCTATGATTTGGATCTTTACGAAAGTTAAAAGATAAGCCTACAAATTTTTCCATCAATTTAGTTACATGAATAGCGGCAGGATTTTCGAATGATAAGATAGCAAATTTCCATTTATGGTTTTTAGCTAGTGAAGTACTAATATAATCTAAAAACTCCGATTTACCACTACCAGGACTACCTGTTATAACAGTCATTTGACCACCAGAGAATGAAAGTAGTTCATCAAACTCTCCAATTCCGGCTGCATATCCTTTAGGGTAACCGTTATTGTAATAGTCGGCTACGAGTGGGTATAAATCATCCATTGTAATAACGCCTTGTATTGGCCATCTCTTGGCTTCTGAGACGATATGCTGGATAGCTTGCTTACCATGTAATCTGAGAACATCGTTCATGTCCTTACAATCCGGCGGGTATTGGATCATATAGCAACGATCATAACCAAGTCGCCGGGCTAATTCATCCCGAAGGGCTTTCCCTGGTTCGTCATTATCAGTAGCAATAATAATTTTATCCTTACCGTCGAATGATTGCCAACAGTTATTTAGATACTCTAAATTAAGTTGAGAGTTTGCCGGGGGTGTGCCATTAGGGACTGATATAACATTTCTTATTCCAGCTTCATGTAGGCTCATGCAATCTATTTCGCCCTCAACGATTACAACTTCGTTTTCATTTTCAATAGCATCTAAGTTGTAAAATATTGGCTCAGCGTTCTTAGATAATTTAAAATCTTTGTCTTTACCTCTGAATTTAATATTTACTAACTCTCCTGATCTGTAGTAATTAAAACAAATTACTTTAATCTCACTCTTTGCTTTCGGCATCCATTCGGTCGTTTCTGTTATTCCGAAATGGCGTACTGTACCGGCTGAAATATTTCTCTTAACAAAGTATTGAATGACCGGATCGGCGGGTTGTTGTGTTCTTGGAGCGGGTTTATCGTATTGCTTGGTATTGCGTTCTTCTATTGGGATTGAATATTTATTAGCTAGTAGTTTTATAGCTTCAATGTAGTTTATGTTATTGTGTTCTTGAAGAAAGTTAATAGTGTCACCTGATCTACCACAACCAAAGCATTTATATAAATCTTTCGCTTGGTTAACTTTGAATGATGGGGTTTTCTCATTATGAAATGGACAAAGCCCGGTCATATTAACGCCGTCTCGTTTAAGTTTTACATAGTCAGAAATTACTTCAACTATATTGGCGGCGGCTTTTATTTCTTCGATGTTGGAGATCATTTGGTAAGTGGTTCGACGTATAACTCTGTGTAAAAAATTGTTACGGTAAGATTATAATTTCCATCTTCAGATTGAAGTATTGTATAATCTTTAATAGAAATAGTAGATAACCACTCGTTGATTTTGTCTTGTAAAAATTCGTAGCTACTTCCGTTGGAGTAAAATATTTTGCATTGCATACAAAAAAAATAAACCCCTTTGACGTAGGAGTGTCGCCGGGGCTATTAAGTAAATACCACCACCATGTAAAGCTCCTACCCATTACATGGTGATTCACTTCAAAGATAATATAAAGGCGTCATACCATTGTAAAAATTGGTCAGGTGTGTAAATAAACTCATACTGGCCCCCTGCTGATCGTTCTAGCTCCTGCTCCTTTAATTGATGTTCTCTTGGTTTATCCCTACCTGCTTTAATTTCAAACATACAGGACCGCCCGTGAATCGTTGCAGATATATCAGCCGTTCCCTTCCTGGTCATACTATGCATCCATTTCTTAGTACCAAGTATCACACCGCTTGCTTGTTTTTCGGGTTGCTCTATAAGCCTACCCGATACATTTATACGAGTAGCTCGCCATCCTTCCCATTTAAGAAAGTTAGTTACAAAATTAGTTAGCCCGTTTGCTTTTGTTATGTCTGGGTATTTAACGGGTAACGTGCCGAAGTCTTTAGAGGATGCAGGGTAAGCAATGAGTTGCCATGCTTCGTATGCAGATTTATAGCGGAGTTTCCATTGGGGTATGCTCATACTCCTGAAGTATTAAACCTTTGCAAAAACTTATCAATAGAAGAAATATTTCCTTTTGATTGTTCAGCTTCTTTACAATTTTCAACTGCTACATTGAAATAAGATTCTTTTAATTCAAACCCAATACCGAAGCGATTTGCTTTGATAGCCTGATAAACTTCGCTGCCAATACCCGCAAACGGAGTTAACACATTATCGCCCTCATTACTCCAAAGATGAATAGCACGATCAATAGTATCTAACTGTAGCGGCGCAATATGCTTTTCATCTAAGTCACCACGTCCGGGTATTTTGTTCAAAGTATTTGAATAGTTTATATCAGTCCATATTGGCGAAGCATAACGCTGCCAAAGATCAACGGGTAAATAATTTTCTTTTGTATTATCAGTATCTTGATGAACAACTGGATTAATTGATTCACCCGGCTTACGAAATATAAGTAAGTAGTCGGGAATTCCAACTCTTGACATTGCAGCATCTTTTTTAATTTGCTTATGTAATAAACCAAGTGCTTTTGTACGCTGCATTTCAGTAACCGGATTCTTCCAGATTGTGACCCTGCTATGATAAATAAACCCCGCATCTTCAAATGATCTCAATATCATTCCTGAAAAATCTCTTAAACCAATGAAGCCCTCTTTGCCTTTCTGAATAGGTAAGTCCATGCAATGAACGACTACATTTCTTCCGGGCTGCAATACCCTTAATAGATCAACCACTAAAAAATTAAAAGCATTAAAGAACTCGTTATAATCTTTTGAATTACCCATATCTTCTAATTGATCTGAATATGTATATAGTTCGGCAAAGGGAGGGGAGAACACAGATAATCCTATTGATTCATCAGGTATCTTCTTTATCATTTCAACACAATCACCAAGCATCAAATGAAAGTTATCTGTCTTAACTTCCTTAAAAGTCCTTGTATGTTTTTCCTGCATGATTTTAGTATTAGTATGTTTTGTCATTTCAGATTGCATTTCTTCAAATTGCTGTTCCTTTAATTTTATAGTATCAATAACGTTTGTCATTGTATCGGTAGTAATTATATAAATGTTTACTGGTTTTGTTTGTCCGAATCTCCATGAACGCCTGATGCCCTGGTATAATCCTTCAAATGAAAAATCAAGCGATGCGAATACCTGGTTATAGCAGTTCTGATAATTCATCCCGAAAGATGCGATCTTTGTTTTTGTTATTAATACTCTGAATGAACCGGCAGCGAAACCAAGTAGGTTATATTCTTTTGTTTCGTTATCGTCGGATCCTTTTACCTCGACTGCATCGGGTATTAGTTTTCTTAATAGTTCGCCTTCTTCATTTTGTTTAATCCAAACTATAAATTGTTCACTGGATTTATTTATAGTATCTGCCGCTTGCTGTAAACGATCAATCTTTGTTAGTCTTAATTCTGCGTTGAAGTTGGTTGCCGATACCGCCGTTTCATTTATTGGAATCCAATCGTGACGCTGCCCGGTTTTAATGCAATGTTCTATCATTTTTAATTCAGGAAGATCGAATCCTGGTTGCTCAAATCCAATGTCTTTAGGATGCTGAAACATTATAGACCACGACGAACACCATTGCCAGAAAAGTTTTATTGCAGGTCGTTTAAGCCTCCATTTTTGTGTTTCACCGGCATCGTGAACGAAGTACATTGATAACATTTCATTCCTGCTCATAACGTCTAAGAACTCTGAATGATTGCCCAATTCCATCGGGTCATTTGGCGAAGGGGTTGCAGTACAACAAAGTTTATAAGGAGTATGTACAAATTTTTCTATTATTAAATTCCTATATGCACCTTCAAAGTTTTTTAATATTGAGCTTTCATCCAACACAACCCCGCCAAATAGAGAAACATCAATATTATCTAACTGCTCATAGTTGCTTATCTGTATTGGGTGATCGCTTCCGTCATACCGTTTAACGTCAATATGAAACTTGCTACCCTCTTGTATAGTTTGCCCCGATACAGCGAGAGGTGCTAAGATCAAAACTGGTTTCCCGGTATGTTTGTAAACTTCATTTGCCCAAACTTCCTGCATTAAAGTTTTACCAGTCCCACAGCCTGAAAAGATTGCAAACTTGCCCGCCTTGAGTGCTTTGGTTACAACATATTTTTGAAAGGGGAATAATTCATCCGACAACGATTCGGGTTTGACATCGAATCCTGAATGAATATGTTGCTTTCGTTTTTGTTCGAGAAATGATTCGTAGGTCATTTTTTAGGTTTTGGGGTTGCTCCATATTTTTCTTCCATCATTTTAATCCATTGCTCAACCTCTAATTGGATGGCAATATTACCATTAGCAAGTCTGATACTTATAGTATCAATAACTACATTACATTGATAGTTCATAAATATATAGTTTTAAAGTTTACGATTTAGCACTCCCTAAAAAACAAAACCATTCTTCCCCATCCTGAATGATTAAACAATTACTATTTGTTTTTGCCTTCACAACTCCCGAAGGAACTGTTTTAAGAGCAGGAACAATAGCACGACTATTAAATGTAAATTCATCCGGTGTACCAATACACTCATATTCTGCATCAATAGAACGTGAGTAAGAAGCATCATTAAGCTGCAATGACGAACCATTCATGGTGCAGGTTGCTATTTGCGATTGTGAAATATTATTAGCATCGTTGCAGAAAGATATTAATTCAGATACATTGAATGAAAATTCCTTTCCCGGTAATTGCAATCTACTTAACACTTGATCGAGTGATGTTGGTTTTGCTTCTATCTTAGTAAAGATGTAGGTAAATCCAGGCTGATAAAAAACGTGATGATTAGGAAGATCTGAGAATTCCAATTCATCAGATGGTAATACGCCTATTTCATCGGGGCGAAGTAATACAATGGGCATATTATTAAACCCACCATTGATATAAAAGAATTGTGGATTGAACGCCGCAATATTATCTTTCGTTACTTGCACAAAAGACATTGCTTCTGCTTCACCTACAAATTTTGATGCGGTATTAATTGCTTTTAACTGATCTGAATTGAATTTATATATTTCAGCTTCTTGTATATCTGGAATAACAGGGAAAGTGTTTATAGTTTCAGTCGGTAGTGTAACTTTCGATTTACCGTATAATAATTTTAAGTTAGTCCCTTCCTGAACGATCTCGATAAACTCAGACTTTGTAGAACCGGAAATAGTTGTCAATGTATGTTCGTCAATTAACAATTCCGCATCTTCGCCCTCGTAATCCACCTGGCCTATAATAGTTGCTTCCAAATTTGATTTAGTTATAAGACAAATACCATTATTGATAACGATCTTTAAATTAGCCAATACAGGTAATTGATTTGATCGTTGAATCTTTGATGCCTTAGTCGTGAAGTTCCTTAGTGAAGTAGTGTTTAATTTCATTGTAAATTATTATGGAGTATATTAATGTTATTAAAAATAAAACTGCTGATAGAATAAAAATAGTTAACATGGGGTAGGGGGTTATAAAATGCCGGTCTTTCCCGGCTGTCAGCACGATTATTAATATAAGGTTTGCCAAATCTCACGCTTGCGATGCACGCATTGGGATGGCAACCCCTTCGAGACTTCCCTTATACCCGTTGCCGTTTGACTGCGACGGTCGGATTTCCTTCTTTAAAGCGGGGCAGTTACTATCTTTGCGATGGCTAACTATATCACAAGATTGCGAACCTTGATTTTTGTTTTCCCCCGCTTAATCTATTAAAGAGCTAATTTTATCCAGCCGGTAAGCCTGTTAATAATCTTTAGTACTGTTTAGATTTAACTCCCGGCTGGAATGAGTTTATGATAATTGGGTTTCTAAGAATCTTACTTTACTTTGAAAGTCCTTTTCTGTTTTTATTAAATCTTCACATCTACGAATACCATATATAACTGAACTATGATCACGGTTAAACATCACTCCAATATCGACCAATGTCATTTTAGTAAACTTCTTTAGCATATACCACATGATAAACCGTGAATCAGAAACATAGTAAGCTCTTACATTAGATGTCATCTTTTCAACTGTTACACCTGTGAAATCGGTTACTATCTGAATTACTTTATCTAAGTTAGAATAAATATGAAAAGATACCCGGTTCATTTCAGGTCGTAGTCCAGGCATTGCCATATATGAGATTGATGCTATGTCATAGGTTTTCATACCGTTTGTTTTTTAGGTCTTAATTCCGCTGTACGTTTTGAAAACATTGCTTTGAGTTTCTCATCTTCGTTGACTGTAGCGATATGGGAGTTGTAGAGGTCGGATAGTTTGGCGATTGTGTCCATTGCGATGACTTCTTTCTGCCATACTTCGTAGAAGTCTGCGGCTTGGTTGTTGGTAGGCAACCCGTTCTTAACGGGCGTTATACTACCAGTCTGACACCACTTTAATATTTGTTTACCAGTTTCAGCAGACGGTAAGAATTGCGGCTTATTCATAAACATATTTGTTCTATCCTTTGAAGTGGTCGCTTGTTGTTTCATATCAAGATCGAAAACAACAGTTAGGTCATATTCCCACCCCTCACGGGTTATTGCCTTTAATCCAACTTTCTCAGGAACTTGTTTACCGTTTTTTTCAACCAATACATAATCTGTTTTTGTTCTTAGTGTGCAAATAACATGGCACTTACTTTGTAAAATAGCCTCAACAAATTTATTATGTCTTGGTGTAACCTTACCCCAATTAGTAAAACTATTCCCTGTCATGTTGCTATGGGTTTCCAGGATGCCGCCTTTGCCTTCCCACTCATGCGAAACGCTATCAACTATTATAACTTCCATTCCTGCGCTTTCGGCATCTTTAATAGCCTCAATATAGGATTCAGGAGTAAATGGGGGCGTTAATGTTATTACGTTATACTCACCCAAGTTGGAATATAATTCACCTGATCCATTCTCTGTATCTATGAGCAGGATTTTATTCCAGTCATTGCATAGACCGTATGCGGTTAATAAACTTGACATTGTTTTCCCTGATCCTGCCGGGCCGGCGAAGCCAAGTTTTATTTTTACCTGATGCCGTGAGGCTTTTCTGATTGTTGACATATATTTATGGTTTAATATTTAGTGATTGTCTGAAGATGTGTAAGCCCACTTCGGGGTGAACACAATTTCTTAAAACTTGTGCTGGCGTATGGTTTCCGTTATAATAAATGTTCCCCTCGTATTGTATGCCTAACCAATTTTTAAGGGCTTGGATAGTTGCCGGGTCATCATTGTTTATAAATCCTGATGGGCTTTTAATATTAATTTCGTCTATTTCAAAATTTGACCAAAACAAATGGCGGCCTATTTTTTTACCTAGTATCAATGGTTCGTAATAAGGAATAACATTTTCTACAATCCATCTACCTTTGAAGTTGTGTTTCAAAAATAATATCTCTTCGTATAATTTTAAATCAGGGTAACGGGGCTTCCTATTCCGGCCCGATCTTATAAATCTTGAATGTGATTGACACGGAGGGCTTGACCATATAAAATCAAATTCATTATAATGCTCTAATAAATATTGGTGAGCATCTGTTAGTAAAACAGTATCATTCGGGTTTTGTTCTTTGTAAACTTCAGCAATCTTTTCATCTAATTCAATAGCCGTTACTTCTACATTTTGCCATAGTTTACGATTGCCGCCAAGTCCTGCGTATAGGTTTAAGACTTTCATTATTTACTTGTTAGGTCGTGTGCTAATCTCTTTGTACCAAATTCCGCACCTGCATAAAATAATTTCCAATAAGCGGCCTCGTTATCCATCTTGATACTCACATCATACCTACCCTTCTCTTCGGCTGGCTTAATTACTACTTGGTTTTCGAAGTTGGATTGCAGGGCGGCGAGTTGTTCGGGTGATACATTAGTTAAGACCATTTTGATAAGTTTGAAATGCAATAGTAAAACAATAAAACCAGATTAAAAAATATTTCTTAGTAAAATAATAAAAAAGTTTTATCTTAGCCAAAAATTACATTTATGGTGACTAAAATACTTAATGCAAAAGTAAGCCCAAATCTAAAGGAAGCGGTTCGTATAATTGCCTTCCGTAGGGATAACAGCAATAGTAGTTTGACTATTAAAAGAATCCTTGAATCTGATCCGGATATTGCAGCAGAATTAAAGAAAATGAAACAATGTTTCAAAAAATAAAGTTAAGGCCAATTGATTGTTTTACCGTTTTACTGCTTATCTTTGGTATTCAATCGGATTAATTAACTTAAAAAACTTAGCTCATGACAATTCAAAGAATCGCTGAATCAAACGGGTTCAAACTTGTAGCCTACAATCAGGCAGTTCAGCAAAAGCATAGTAAGCCCGTTTATACTTCTACATCATTTGCAGATTTTAAAGATGGTGTATTAAGAGGGTTTTCTGGTACGTCCTCTTTTACTATCGCTATTGGTAGTTGGAAAGAGTGTTTGCAATATCTTAGAAAATTAACTTGCCCAATATACGATAGGGCTTAACCTCGCTAAGTTCCCCGAAATCGGAAGAAAGTAGGGGAGCTATCAATTCACAATTAAAAAATAGTAAGATGAAAAAGAAGTTAAATGTTTACCAAATAGAAGTAGTAAACACAGCCTCAGATGTTACATTTTTTGTTTATATAAAAGGCGAGACGCTTACTGATGCCAGACAAAAATGTCTTGCTAAATTTCGTGAACCAGTTTATAAACAAACTGGGAATTAATTTAAAATGATAGAAAAAACGCAAATAGAAATTAACGAATGGGAATTAGCCCACCTTGATAGAATTATAAAATGGGAGAAGGATTTTGAAAAGAACACCATAACTTTTTGGTTAATATTCGGAGATGTTTTTACTTTTAAAACAATAACCAATGCCCAACCACTCAACCGATCAAATACCACCTCGTAAGGATAACTGGAGTTTATCTCAAGAAGGGTATGAGCAGGCAACCCGTCTCGATTACTTTGGCCAACCATATCAATCCTGGCAGCCGGTTAAAAAGGATCTTGGTAAAGCGTGGGAATCGTTTCGTGAACAATTTAGATCGCAGGAGCAACGTAAACCAGGGCATAATAGTTTTAACCCGCCGTTGGATAAGATAGAATGGAAGGAGGTAAACCCATGACAACACAAGAGATTAAAAATAGTAAATGGCAGCTATCAATGATTAGGGGTGTCTGTATCGGAATTGAAGTTGTGATACAGGATGGCTATTCAAGAGTTATCCTTAATACAATTTTACCAGACACGGATAAGGAATATAAGAAAGATAAGAAGGATATAGAAGGGTTAATGCAATATATCTGTGATCTGCACAACAATAAAACCCAACAAAATGAACCTAGATAATACGCCTAAAGAGATTCAGGATTGGCATGATATATTTTGGGAAGAAATCGGTAAGGATTATTCTTACCCCGACCATATTCCTGAAATTTATGACACCTATGAATATTTAAGAGACAAAGTAATTTATCCGATACAAGCAGAGCTAAAAGAAAAAGAAGCAGAGATAGCGAAGTTGAAAAAGTTTGTAGTTGATGATTTGCAATTAGCCATTAAGGTGCTGAACAGATTGCTCACTCATTGCAAACTTGATTTGGGAGCGGAAGCAGCAAAAAAGATGCTCCATGAAATTGACGAGCTAAATAATAAAGGGTTACCGTCACAAGAAACAAAACTGTAAATAAGTTTTTAGTGTAATAATCCTGACAAAAAACATTATAAATAATTCATAATCAGCAGCACCTAATAAACAAAAAGACTATGACAACAGAAGATTTAATGAAACCGAGATATAAAGTGATTGCGCTTTGGCCGAATACTGAATATAAAATAGGGAGCATTTTACAGCCAGATTATTTTATAGAAAAGACGATTAAGTTTTGCGAAACATACCCTCATCTATTCCGCAAACTTGAATGGTGGGAAGATCGGGATGAAAAAGATATGCCCCTATACCTAAGGGCAGCGACAAATAAAAATTTGTGTTTAGTAGTAGAACATTTTTGCGGAGTTAAACAATCCGAAGCGTGGTGTTATTTTCCAGAATTAAATGGTAAACACTATGTCAGATATAGAGACGTTGAACCCGCCACCCTCGAAGAATACACCCAATACACCAATAAACAAAAACAATCTTAAACCTAAAGACATGAAGCTACCTGAGATTATTTCTGAAATGGAGGATGATTTAAACTCCTATCAACATTATGTAGAACAGTTTGAAGGAATAGAGAAAAGCGCACTAATGTCAATGATTGGTATTCTTTCAAAATATCTCCCCAAACTCAAAGCCCTAAATGATGAGGATTGGGTAAGTGTTGAAAAGGGATTGCCGGAACAAGGGCTTTGGTATTTGGTTAATTCGCCAATGAGAGGTGTTCTTATTATGTTTTATGATAGCCCCGGAAATTGGCTTGAGCTAAATGATGGAGACGATTATACAGATGGCATCACCCATTGGAGACCACTCCCAACCCCTCCCAACATCGAAAACAGTAACCAGTAAATAAGAAATAAGTATGAGAGAAAATTATTTTATCGTGGTTCGTCAGTCTATCATCGTCCCTTGCGACGCTCCGTTCAACATCTGTAATACTATTTAGCAAATGAAAAAAATAACTGGTTATAATTCTCCTACCCAAACGAAAAAAAATATAGCGTGGTTTTTACCAAGACCAAAACCGGACAGGTATAAAGGCGGTATGCCGCTTTATTGTGAACAATGGTTGATAGATTTGGCAAAAGATATTTTGGGTGAAGAAATAAAACTCCTGAATCTTTTTTGTGGGATGAACAAGCAAGGATTTAGAGTGGATTTAAAAGAAGAAGTAAAACCGGATGTTCTTTCGGACGCTCATTCATTTGTCAACACCTGCGGCATCACCTCTCATATAATAAAAAACGGGAAGTTCAATTTAATTATTGCCGACCCCCCATATTCAACTAAAGAGGCACAAGAAATTTACGGAACGCCGCCGTTAAAATATAAAAAGTGGACGGCAGAATGTGATAAAGTTTTAGAAGACGGCGGTCTGCTTGTTGTCTATCATAAAAACGTAATGCCAAATCCGAATCCTGAAAAATATATCGTTGTGAAAAGAGTTTTTATAGGCAACCGAAGCGGGCACTTACCAAGAGTTGCAATATATTTTCAAAAGAAGCTGAATAGCGAACAGAACGTACAAGTGAGTGACACAACGGAAGCTAAATAGTAATTCAAAAGCTAAGTAAAAAAATAAAAAACCATGTCAGAAAAATTTTACAAGTTGGTGGATGGGATTCTTTGGGCTGATTGGATGAAGCCACCCGATTTACCACAAGACTACAGCAAGAAAGACGCAAAAGCGTGGCTTGATTATGATAACCGCCCCCATTACCCACTATCAGGAACTCTTGAAGGGAAAGAACGGTATGAGATTGATGTGGACTTTTTTGTTTCATCAGGGATGTTTGAACCAACAGCATACTCGAAAGCAACCCCAATAGCCCAACCAGTGATAGAAGGGGAAATTCAAAAACACGAATATCCCGACAAGGTTATGGATAGGGTTGTTCAATGCTTATACCTTGAATTGCCGGAAGTAATAGCCGACGACGTTAAATCAAAATGGCTTGCCGTAAAATCATTAATGAATCAAAGAGAACAACGAATGGTTTCAATGATTCGTGAATTAGTTGAGATGGAGAAAATGAAAGAAGCCTTGAATTTAGTGCTTGGAAGTTTTGCTCTTGAAAGATGTGAAAAGTTTGAATTAATTGATAAAATAAAATCGCTATTAAAATGATTATAGGACAAGCAAGATGCCCTCATTGTGGGTACAAAACAACAACTGGCGGCATTGGCGAACATACTAATCATTGCAGTAAAAATCCAGATAACAAACCAAATTCAGCCCAACCAGTAGAGGGAGAGAAAGAGGCCAAAACTGATGAACTGATTGCTGATTATGTTTTTGAAACCAAGAACATACCTTTTAAAAGATATTCGCAAATATTACTTGAAGTAAGGTTATGGCTGAATGAAAATAAAACACGGCAGAAAACAACCGATCAATCAGGGAACGAACCCCGACCACCAAAAAACAATTCAGAGGATGTGTATAGATGGGTGAAAGCAAGCGAAATATTGCCGGTTGGCAAGAAGCCAGCAATTAATACTTATATAGGAGAACCCGGATGGCTTATAATTTTAAAAGACAGAGCTATTTTTTATGAAGAAGGAAAAGAGGACGACAAGTTCTATTACGAATTTAATGATGAAAATTTATACAAACATATTCAATGGCTTGAAAAAATAACCCCAGATATTAAATAGAATTACCTGGGGTAATGAACATACTTAACGTGTGGCCCTTTCGAGATCCCATGCTCAGCTACCCTGTCACCGTTTGAACTTGTCCCGTCTGCCGAAGTATTACCGGCAATTCCCCCTAGATCAGTTATAAACCCAATATGATGTGCGTGATCTTCGTCATTCACATATAAGTATAGATCATCATTTACAGGATTATCGGTAAGCCATCCATCTTTCTTAGCCTGGTCATAAACTACCTGACAAGCCCCCTGGCGGGGTATAGGCGAAGATCCCTCAAAGCAAATATCTAGTACCATCGTTGCGAAATGGCAGCACCACGATTGCCCAGGCAAGCCCCCAGACCATTTCTGGATAGCTTCTACCCGTTGGCCTTTGTTCGGCCCGGCTTCCCTGACGTATAGGAATTGTCTAGCTATATCAGTAGGCGAATATTTCATTTTAAATAAATTATCAAGTAAGTAATATACCCAGCTATGTAAAATAACCGTAAGAACCAAACAGGCAACCCTATTTTATTTTCAATCCAATCAACAATGGATTTCTTTTTACTTATTTGTCCTTCGTATAATATAGGTAATCCCCTGAACAAATTCAATAATATATCAAAGAAAGCCATCCTGGTAAGTAGTGCAAATAATATCATAGGAAATACCGGGTAATGAAGCAATATCAATACTACCGCAATTAAAACACTTGCTATAAAATACTCAGCGGTTTTTTGATTACTGTATATAGTTCTGCTACGTTTAATTAAATACCTATGCCATAAGGCATGAATTATGTTTAGTAATATGTATGTGAGAGGAATCATTTATCAGAATGAATTAATATAAATGTTACGATAGCAATTGCCAAAAATATAAGTCCGAAAATATTAGCACCGATTGAAAACCAATTCATTCTTTTTGAGCTATCTGTTCTTGTAATCGGGCCACCGTTACGATCCATTGTAGTTATAGTTGTCCCACTTTTCCATTCCTTATTCCCTTTGTAAAAAGAAAATAGAGAAATTATAAAAATTCCTATTGGAAGTAATAATAGTAAATTCATATATTTATTTTTTTAGGTTTAAAAATTCCATAAACTTTCCACCCACAGTAAACTATTATCAAGGCCAATAAACTCCACATATACAGGCCTCGCTTACCGGATTGCGCTTTATATTTATCTGCTTTATATGTCTGCTTCTTTAATAGATCCATTATTAAACCGTTATCGAGTTGGCAGACTTTTAATGCGGCTGTGTTTTCCTTTATAATAGTATCCCTGATATGAACTGTATTTGTAATGACCTTACCCGGTAATTGTATTGTATGAGTTATTATAATTGTATCTAATGAACGAACAGTATCAGTTAAATCTTGGCCTTCGATATATATAGTATCGGTTGTAAGTAATGTATCACGTATGGTTGAATCTTTGACCGGGTAAGTTACCGCACATGACTGAGCTAATATCTTAGGATAAGCAACCGCAGCTTTAGAGAATTGGTTCCTTGCGGTTCTCTCTGAGTAACATGATGTCAGAATAGTAACAAGTATTATAGCTATGATTAAGCATATAGCCAGCATTCTCATATATTTTGGTTCATAGTTTGTCATTGTAGTGGTGGTGATACTTGCATTTTAACGATCATTTTGCCTTCATCTTTCCTAATTAACTTATAGTTCCCGTAATAGGTACATATTTTTATAAGGTATTTCCCGGGTTCAACTGAGTTAAAAAAGTACAACTGATTATATTTAATCGCTTCATATCCTGTAACACTACATGAAGCCTCGTAGGTCATATATTTTTTAAGTCTCTTATCATAAGGGATTAGATATATTTTAAGGTAACCAGGCATTACTATACCAGTAGTATCTAACTCAATAATAATAGAATTTTCATCAGGCTCTGGTAATTTTTCTTCTACATACTCCTGTTTCTTAGGCGATGCGGTTGCATAAACCTCTGTACTTCCTTTATTTCTTAACCCCGCAATCTCGTTATTTAATCTTAATATTTCATTATTTGCTTCATTAAGTCTACGTCTTAATTCATCAACTTCTCTGTTATCTCTTTCTGGCTGATAAACGAAAGCAGATACTTGTTGTTCGTAATCGTGCTTTATATTTTGATATCTTTTTACTTCGTTAACCTTCTGATCAATTATAAGCCCGATAGAATCTATTTGATTAATCTGATCATCTGTTACTTTAGAAATACTATCCCTGCTTGTGTTATTAACGTAAATTGGTGAAGCTGTTTCATTACTAGAGTTACAGGAACAAAAAATAATCATTGATATAATATAATATCTAATCTTAATTATCATGGTATTATTTTAAGTTCTTTGAAAACCATAAACTTTGAGTTAAGGGCGGCCCAGGCGCTATCTTTCCTACGGATTTGTTCGGTTAAAAAATCAACCTCAGTTCCTAATCTATCCGTTTTATCAGCACAAGCCTTAATACTTTTCTCTTGCTTTTTATCTTGATTAGAGTTAGCTCTTATAATAATAGTAAACATTACAGAAATAGCAATAAGGCATACATAAACGAAAGCCATTTCTGGTTTCTGAGCGTTTACAAAATCTTTAAAGGACGGGAATTTTATTCCTGGCATATTAAGGGTTAGGCGTGTTCTGATCGATTACTTGTTCTTCTGTTTTCTTAGCCGCTGCAGGTGTCTTGCCTGTAAGGTAACCAATTATTGCCGTACATATTGCAGTCATTGCACCGGCGACTGCTGTAACCCATGTAGGGAATGTCACACCTGTTTGCCCAGCTACTAAAATACCGCCGCCAATAGCTGCCAAAATACCACAAATAGTGCTTAATGTGTCTTTAATGTTCGATGTAGGTTGCATGATGATTTGTTTTAATTTTTATAAACTGGTTGATAAAATAATAATTGCCCTTGTGCATTATACGCTTTTACTCCGATAAGTTGTTGGGGTGTTGCTGATAATTCTTGCAGAGCTACTTTCTTAGTAACTCCTGTAGATGTTTTTACATACATAAAATTGTCGTCGAATGTTATTGTTCTGCCTGAAATAGTGATAGCACCTACTTCTGCTACGCCTGTTGATACATCACCTTTATATACATTACCTATATTTATTTCATTATCCTTTTTTGATTGGAGATTATAGCCCATCATAATTACACCGGAATGAGCTGAACCTAATCCTGTATAAGTTCCCATGTAAATAGAATTATTGATTGTCTTACCTACTGCTGCATTATTCATTTCTCCTGCATAAGAACCAATGAATATATTCCCGTATCCTTTTTCCATAAAACCGCCGGAGTAATGACCTATTGAAACATTTTCATCCCCTGCTTGTAAATAGTAAAACGTATTAAAACCAATCCCGACATTACCGTTGCCCCTTTGATTCGTGTATTGTGAGCCTCTGCCAAGTGCTACATTATTACTACCTGTTGTATTACTGAATAAAGCATCTTGTGGCATTGCTATGTTTGCATTTCCTGAAGTGTTATTATAAAGAGCATCCCAACCAGCACCAAAATTATCCCTGCCGCTAATGTTCATTTTCAAAACATCTTTACCAAGTGCAGTATTGTAACTTCCTGTTTGGTTATTCTCAAAAGCGTTTTGGCCGATGGCTAAATTGTATTGCCCCACCACGCCGAAAGCATTTGCGCCTGCTGACATATATGAACCCCATACAGGATTATAACTAAGTACGCCACCCCCACCAACAACAGAACCTCTATCTTGCTTTGTACCATTGATGAATTGATAAAGCGTATTGTTTTCCATGAGTACGCTGTCAAGTCCTTGTGGTTTTCCCTTCTGAGCAAATAATATATAAGGAAACAGAATTAGTATTACCAGGTTTTTCATTTGTATTTTAATTTAAATTTATAATCATGCACTGTTTCACCTATGTTCCAATCTAAGAACTTATTTATTTGATCACCGCTATGTTCTATAATGTTACCGTCCCTTGTTAATATAGCTTTCTTATTCCCATCTTTAAAGAATGCTTTGTTTTTAGTTTGGTAATATGGGAATAAATGTTTCATTAGTTTGTATTAAATATTCGTCTGCCTGATGCTTTAAATTCAATAGCCAAAGCACCCCAATTACTTGAAGATGCTGTTACTGTTGGTGTATTATCTGTTGTGTTTACCCTGTGCATTAAATACCCTCCCGTATCGGGAACTGTATAACCGCCATCATGTTCTTCTGTCCATCCAGATTCAGCCGATCCCGCAGGTGGATTTGTTTCGCTTATGAATGTCATTATTACTCCCGCCCTATTACTTAGCGCAGACATGGTAACTGATGGATTTGCGCTATTCCCGGAATTGCCAACAGTCTGAACTATTGCATCACTCCCGTTTGTTCCGGTAATAACAACCCCATCTATTCTGAATATATAAAGTACCCCTCCATCCTGAGATCCCGAATAACTTACTGTAGGGAATATTGTAGTGGTTGATGTGGCTACTTGTCTAAATGCTTGCATCCTTCTATTTCCAGAATTATTTAACTGACCACCAGAAGTTCCTATTTCCGTCCATGTTCCCGCTCCGGTTATTGAGACTGTGGCCGGGGTTCCTCCGGCATTAGAAGTGCCGACAAAAATAATATATAGGTTGTCCTGTGTTACGGGTAGGCTAATAACCCCATATCCAGAAGTAGAATAATTAGAGGTTGCGATATTAACTATTGAAAGCTGTCCGTTACAAACCCCGGTAATCAATATAAATATGCTTAAAATAATCTTCATCAGTCCTCAGTATAGTTTATGGTTAATGATATAGATGTGATTGTGCCACTACTTGCTGTGGTAACTACCCAAATAAAACTTCCCGCCGGGATAGTTGCATCATTAAATCCAGATGAGTTACTACAACCCGTAGTTATCGAAGTGCAGGTAATATCAGAAGTGAAAACACTTGTAGGGCTTGTTATGTCTGTCCCGAATTTTATATTATAAGTAACCGAAGGTGAAGAGCCTCGCAGGATTGCTTTTAAACTGCTTACAGTTATCGCTACAGGAGTTTGCCACATATCAACCGCCTCAGAAGAAGAAGGAGATTCGATTGTAACGGCTTTTGATTGCGTTAACCCTTTCGGTGTTGCCCAATCTGCACCGCCATTAGCATCTGAGGTTAATACTTTTCCCGCTCCCTGCCTGCCAGTAACAAATTTTAAACCTCCATTAACCTGAAATGTACTATCTGGCGCAACTTGGTTCACTCCTACATTTCCGCTACTTAATAGTGACAAACTTGCATTTGTTGAGCCATTGTATAGAGTAGTATTGAAATGATAGTTCTTCTTATTTTGACCGCCAAAGCCATTGGAAGTTGACATAATAATATCATCCCCAGAAGCAGATTGGTATATCATAAACTGTCTTGAACCGGATGTATAATTCGGAAAATTACTTATGTAAAAAACAGTAGGAGACGTTGCGCCACTATAAGCAGGAGCGATACCAAAAGAACTAAAAGAGCCGGGAGTTGTGGATGGGTTGCCTATTCGCAAACTTGCATTGGGAAGTGTGCTGATAGTTAATAGGTCTTCATGTATTAAAGTTGAATAGCCCGAGTTAAGTGTTTCATTGGTTATAAGTCCGCCCGTTGCCTGTATTTGGTTTTTTACGTTAAGCCCTGCTGACGTTGTATAACCTAACGAATCACTTGCAGGAGTGGCAAAACTTCCACTTCTATTAAGTTGTACGTTCCCAAAATTTCCGGCAGGTGTACCGCTTCCGCCACCGGAAGAGATGACTCTATTAAATAACGTAGTGTCCCATCCGTGATTTGTTAATACCGCATTTGGCAACTCATAGCCGTCTGCATAAAGTGATTGAAGCGGTATTATAGGTATTGGAGTTCTTGGGTGTGGTGTTATTGCTTCTCTTATTTTTATAGCTACATAATGATGACCCGAATCTGTTAAGTGTATTCCATCAACCGCTTCGTAAACGGGCTTCATCTGTGTTGTAGTTGGCAAAAGCAAAGAATCAAACGTTGAAAGTATTTTTAGATCCGAGCCAAATCTAACTGTAGTATCAATAAAATCTCTTAATGGCGTTAAGTTAACTCCTTGTCTTGGTGTTTCTGCGGCGTGAATTACCTCTATGCCATGAGCCGTTAAACTATCTCTTATCTTAACTAAATTATTCTGCCATGTTGAAGTAGATATAGCAAATAATAAATCGTTCCCGCCTATCATTAAAACGACATAACGTGGCTTTAATTTATAAATTTCTGGCAGTTCATCAATTATTGATTGCGTAATATCTCCACCACCTGCAAGAGTTATTACTGATATTCCAGAATCGCTTTCAAAAGTTCTGTTAGGGTATGTTAGATTATAAGCACTTGCTGCTTCTCCTTGTGTAATTGAATTACCAACAAAAGCATAATCAGCGTTCCATGTATCTAACAATCTATACTCTTCGCCGATTATTGTAATGTCACCGCTTCTAAAATATATTGTCGGCTTGCTGTTATTATTAGGATAAAAATTAGTTGGTGTTGTACCTATCGTGGTTACTACCGTATCTGTTGAAGTTTCACCTGTTGTTATGTTTCTTGAATTTACTATATAGGTTAAATCTGACCTTTTCATTGTCACTTGGATTGTGTCTCCAACCGATATAGATGAAATGGCATCGCTTCCTACATGGGTGTAAGTATAACCTCTTCCAAAAATAAAAGACTTTCCTAAGTTTGGATGTCCTGTTGCCTGATACACACCTACCATAATATCATGCTGGCAACAATTTGTATTATTGCTTTTAACCCCTATCCAAACTCCAGAATCAGTAGTGGATATAGCATTATTTATATAAGTAAGCGTTAATTCAAAGTTCGCTGCTGATGTATTGAAATTTCTCTGTACGTAGTTTAATAAATTATCTGCCCCTCCACTAAGATTTAACCCATTAGCATCTATTGTTGCTGTTGTTGCTGGTAGTGTAGAATAATAATTGCTTCCTAAGTATGACCTTGAAAAATTATCATAATAAACAACTACGCCCTCATTATACAAAGTGTTCTTGAATGTGTAGGTTGTATCAGATCCGCTTACTGTCCTCCAAGTACCGCCTGAATATATATAAAGTAAATTATTACAAGTATCAATTGCTATTGCACCATCCTGAGTACTCCCGCCACCCCTCACACCTGACGGAGTTCCGCAATATCTTGGAACGTGCTGTGTTGAGTCTGTCATAGAAGAACCCTGTATCCTTTCTCTCACAATTCTTGTTTGATAACCTGGAGGTGTCTGCCCAAATAAATTAATAGATATAATTAATAATATTAATCCGAGTATTTTTTTCATATTGAAACTTTATACATTATATAAATTTCTTCACCACCTGTACCAAACGGGAAACCAGTTCCGAATTCAATTCTTTTTGTATGTGGTATATACATCCAGTTAGACCCATTTAAACTACTTACCGGCACAAGCGGGGATTTATCTTTCTGCTCTCCCTGTCTTGCCACTTTAATAATCTGACCAGAAGAAAGACCGCCTGTACTTACGCTATGACTTCCTTCAGATCCTGTAACTGTTTTATAATATAATATATCAGCCATTAATAAGTCCAAATTACGAACATTCTTTGACCGTCTATCGTTGTACCCGCATCGGGTGTTATTTCTCCTGTTCCACTATTGAAACTATAAGGCAAACCTATTGATAATTGCTCTGAGCCTTCTCTACAAACTTCTATAATATTGGCCGCTGACAATCCTACCCATTCACTATCACTTATTTTGCCTCCTGATACTGTGTATGAATCTGATTTAATATTTGTTCCAGTTACAGTAGGATCGACTAAAGCAGATGTTGTCCACCCACTTGTTGATTGTAAATTAATATCATAAGTTGAAGCATTACCAGATTCGCCAGTTATTGGCAATCTTTCAATATAAAAATCACCTCTTATTGATCTAACGTTACCATCATTATCGGTATAAACAATTTCTAAATCTTGTACTTCACCAAAAACATCTTCGTCTAGGAAATGAAATACAGATAAGTTACCGTCATTATCAGAAGTAGTTGCGCCCGATATTAC